ATGTAGTATAATGAAGCCAAGTTAATACTATATGTAGTGTTTATGGATAAATTGGTCGATCAACTAAAGCGGCACGAAGGCTTCCGGAAACGGGTTTATATTTGCAGTGCTGGTAAGGAAACATGCGGCTATGGCTATAATCTTGAGGCTAACCCACTTCACCTATCTAGCTTAGAAATCTCACAAGCACACACCAAAGGCATTAATCAGGTAGAGGCAGAACGACTGCTCAAGCTCATGATTACTCAATGCCGCCACCAACTCGAAGTCACCCTGCCATTCTTTTCAAAGCTAGATACCGTAAGACAAGACTGCTTAATCAATATGTGCTTCAACCTTGGCTTGGCTGGACTCTTAAATTTTCACAAAACTTTATTACACATCGAGGCTGGAGAATACTCCGAGGCATCTGTAGAGATGCTTAATAGCAAATGGGCTAAAGACGTTAAGGGAAGAGCATTAGAGCTATCAACTCAGATGAAGAAGGGTGCTTATGGCTCTTGATCCGTTCACAGCAGGATTTGATTTAATCAAGACTGGACTCGATAAGTTCTTCCCGGATGCTGATACAGAGTTAAAGGGCAAGCTCGCAGAAGCAGCAAGTGAAATCAACAACAGCTATCAGTTACAACTATCACAGTTAGAAATCAACAAGGTCGAAGCAGGAAGTACATCACTATTTGTTTCAGGATGGCGACCAGCTATCGGTTGGGTTTGCGGAGTTTCATTACTATACGCGGCTCTCGTTGAGCCTATCGCTAGATTCATCGCTACCGTCTTGTTTACTTACACGGGCATGTTTCCCATCATCAATACTGAATTAACCCTGCAAATACTCTTAGGACTGTTAGGTCTTGCTGGTATGCGCTCATATGAGAAATCAAAAGGAATTACTAAATGAGTGACAGCTCTATCTTAATGCCAGTTATCGGTGGACTTATCTCAGTCCTAATTATGATTATCGGCTGGTCTGCTAATCAACTTAATTCAAGACTAACCGATATAAACGAAACATTAATTAGCATAGAGCGTGATATACGCAAAGAACTCAGTGCTATCGAATCTCGGTTAAGTGTTGTGGAAAGCAGGATCAAGTAGATGCTCACGTCTAAGCAAGAAGCCTTTGCAATAGCAGTAGCAAGCGGAAAGACGCAAGCTGATGCTTATCGTGAAGCGTTTAATGTTAAGCCAACCACTAAGCCTGAAACTATCCAAAACAATGCTTCAAGATTAATGAAAGACACCGAGGTTTCAGCTAGGGTTGAAGAACTCAAGAAACCCATTATTGAAGCCGCTGGAATCACGCTAGAGTCACACCTTGCAAGACTAGAACACTTAGGCAAGAAAGCAGAAGATGCTGAGAGTTACACGGCTGCAATATCCGCTGAAGTAGCAAGAGGCAAAGTAGCACAGCTTTATACTGAGCGTGTAGAACACACTGGCAATTTCTCGATAGGTGTTCGTATCAATGGCAAGTAACACAATTCACATTGATGCTGACGTGGACATTCCTCAAAAGATGATCCCGTTTATGCAACCTATGCGATATAAGGTAGCTTACGGTGGACGTGGTTCAGGTAAGAGCTGGACAGTTGCACGACTCCTCATTATCAAAGCCATAGAAAAACAAACTCGCATACTCTGTGCTAGAGAGATGCAAAACTCCATACAAGAATCTGTCCACTACTTGCTTAAGAAGCAGATAGAAGAGATGGGCTTTTCTGATCTGTTCACTATCCAACAAAGTCGTATCACTTGTAAGAACGGCTCGGAGTTTGTTTTCGCTGGTATCCGTCAACAATCAATAGTCAATCTTAAATCATTTGAATCATGCTCGATCTGCTGGGTAGAAGAAGCGCAAGTGGTCACTAAGAAATCTTGGGATGCGCTTGTACCGACTATTCGTGCGCCAGGCTCAGAGATTTGGATCACGTTTAACCCTGAGCTAGACACAGACGAAACTTATCAGCGCTTTGTGCTTAACCAATCAGATGATTCATTAGTGGTTAATGTCAATTACTCCGATAACCCTTGGTTTCCCGAAGAATTAGACAAAGAACGTATCAGCTGGTTAAAGAGAGATCCTGAAGGGTACAAGACAGTTTGGGGCGGTGAATGTCGTCCTGCTGTTGAAGGTGCAATCTACGCTCACGAGATAGCCAGACTGTTACTGGATAAACGGCTTTGCAATGCACCCTACGATCCGATGCTAAAAGTCCATACCGTCTGGGATTTGGGCTGGAATGATTCCATGTCAATCGCTATGGTGCAACGCTCAGGATCCGGTGAAGTCAGGGTTATTGACTACATAGAAGATTCACATCGCACACTAGACAGCTATGTCGATGAGTTAAGAAACAAATCCTACAACTGGGGAACGGATTACATCCCCCACGATGGACGAAGCCGAGACTTTAAGTCAGGCAAGTCTACCGAAGAGATACTGCAACAACTTGGTCGCAGCGTTACCGTTCTTGGCAGGGATGATGTCGAGGAAGGCATACGTTCAGCAAGGCTCATGTTTGGCAGAGTCTATATCGATCACAAAGCAGCAATGCTACTTAATCAGCTCAAACGCTATCGTAGAACACAGAATCAATCAACTGGTACATTCGGTGCGCCACTCCATGATGACAGCAGTCACGGTGCTGACTGCTTCAGATATATCGCAATGGCAGAGCCTGACATGACTAATGATACTTGGAATGTAGGTCGGTTGGACTATTCGTATTTAGAAAGAGGAATTATTTAGATGGCAAAAATGACGGATAGTGAAATCCTAACGATCATCACTAATGAGATGTCGAACGCTAACATTACCACGAATACTGCGCCATCTCTGCAAGTACCGCTGAGTTATTACTTAGGGCTTCCGTTAGGAACGGAACAAGAAGGACGATCAGCTATCGTATCTACCGATGTCGCTGATAGCATCGAATGGATAATGCCTCAGATTATGCGCTCTTTCACACAATCAAATGAAGTGGTGGTGTTTGATCCCGTTAATGAAGGTGACGAGCTACAAGCACAGATAGAAAGTGAGTATATCTATGACGTTCTGATGAAACAGAATGACGGCTTCACCTTGATTCACCAGTTTGTTAAAGATGCCCTGATGCAACGTAACGGTATCTTGAAAGTCTACTACGAAGAAGCAGAGGAAGTTAAGACTTACAACTACACCGGATTAAACGAAGATCAACTCGCTATCATCTTGAACGAGAAGAACGCTGAAATTATTGAGATGTCTCCCGTTGAGATACCTTCTGACGATCCCATGCAACCTCCGTCCATGAGTTTTGACGTTAAGATCAAGGTATCGGATAACATCGGCAAGATTTGCATTGATCCAGTCGCACCCGAAGAGTTCAGAGTCAATTCACAGCACAACAATATCAGCTTGGCTAATGCACGTTTTACTTGCCACATCGTCAACAAGACGCTCTCTGATCTACGAGAGGAAGGCTACAAGGACGAGGACATTGAAGAACTGGTTAGCTCTGATCTTCTGCGTTCTGCGTACCGATTCAACATGCAAGGTGAGTCTACACAGGTTCCGTCAGTAACAACAGGCGATGAAGCAAACCGACTGATTGAAATCGCTGAGTGTTACATGAAGCTGGATATAGACGGCTCAGGCATTACGCAACTGATGAAGATTACCGTTGCTGGTGTCGATACGCCTACGTTGATTCTATCTAAAGAGTCAGTTGATTGTGTGCCTTGGATTACCACGACAGCTATCCTGATGTCACATAAGTTTCAGGGCTTATCAATCTTTGATCGGCTCAAGTCTATCCAAGATAACAAAACCGCAATCATCCGCAACATCATGGACAACATGTACTTGCAGAACAATCAGCGCAATGTCGTGTTAGAGGGTCAAGTCAACCTCGATGACTTGTTAGTCTCTAAGCCCGGTGGATTAATTCGTGCTAAACGTCTTGATGCCATTATGCCTTTGGCAACTCCAGCTCTCGGTTCAAGTGCGTTCGATATGATGAAGTACTTGGACGAAGTACGCGCAGGAAGAACAGGTGTGTCAGCAGACGGCACAGCAAGTCCAGAAGATATTGGTGATGGTATTGGCTCCCAAGGTGTGGCTCGTATCATGACAGCTAAGGAGGAATTGGTCGGCTTAATCATTCGCGTCATCTGTGAGACTGGCATCAAACCTTTATGCGAAAAGATACGCGATCTAGTGACTGAGCATGTCGATACCATCCAAGACTTTAAGTTCAGAGGTCAGTGGGTGAAAGTAAACCCGGCAACTTGGCCTACTCGTACTAAAAGTACCGTCAGAGTCGGAACAGGTACAGGCGACACCCAAGCCAAGTTAATGGCGATCCAACAGATACAGATGCTACAAGAAAAGATCATGGCTATCCCTGGTCAAGCCTTAACTAATCCAGCCAAAATCTACGCCACCATTGACGACTTCTGTAAGTTCTCTGGTCTTGATTCAGCTAACAAGTATTTCGTTGATCCCAACAGCCCACAAGGCCAGCAACAAGCACAGCAAGCAGGACAAGCACAGCAACAACAACAACAGCAAGCACAGCAAGCACAGATTGAGCAGATGCGTATGCAAGCTGAACTGGCTAAGTCTGCTACGACTACCGCTGAAGCACAGATGCAGAATGTCAGTATGAAAGGTCAAGTGGAGATGGCTAAGCATCAACGTGAGATGGAGCAACAAACATTCAAAGCGCAACTCGCAGGACTGACGGCTGAACTTGAGAAAGCCAAAGCAGTTCAAGGCGCTGAAAAAGACATGGAAGAGATGCAGTTTAAGTACGAACAACTCTATACCCAAGTAGCACTCAAGCTAACCGAGATAGAGGCCACATCTGCGACAAATCAAGACGCTAACTACATCAACAACGAAGATATGATCGAGCAAGATGACCGAGGCATGTATGACAGTTGAGGAGCAGATTGAATTGGGTGGACGTGCTGAACGGGCTTACCACAGCTACTTCAAAGCCTACATTGAGAACAGATACGAGGGCTTGTACGAGCAGTTCAAGTCTGACGAGGTGGAAGAATTACTGGCTATAAAGGCCGAACTAAAGGCGATCCAAGTGGTTGAACGTGATCTCTTGAACGCTATAGATACTGGGCGACTTGCCCGTTTGCAAACACAGGACACATTATAAATGAGTGAAGAATCTACTACTTCAACGGCTGAACTATCAAGTGATGCTGGAAGCGTAAATGCTGTTGACCAAATATCTGAGCTGTTATTTGGCTCTGAAGAACCCGTTGTAAAAAAATCTAAGAATGACGAATCGGAGGAGGCTGATACCCAACCAGATGATTCTACTCAAGACGAGGATGAAGTTACAGAGGAAGAAGAAGAGGACGCAGATGCGGAATCGGACGAAGAAGTAACCTGGGCGAAAACCTTGGGCGTAGATGAGAAGAATGTTGTTCTCGATGAGGACGGTAATCTTTCTGGTATCAACGTCAAAGTCGATGGCAAGGTTGCTACAGTAGGTGTTAAAGACTTGATTGCTGGCTATCAGTCCAACAAAAGCAATACCAACAAATCTAAATTACTGGCAGATGAGCGCAGAGAATTTGATGAAGTGAAGTATGCCGTTGTGGGCGAATACACCAAGAAGATCGAGACGATAGACGCTTTAACTGGACATCTAAAGAAGAACCTACTCGGTGAGTACGCAAATGTCGATTGGAATAAGCTGAGATACGAAAACCCTGGTGAATATGCAGCCGCAGTTCAAGACTTTAATTTCCGTAACCAAGAAATAGAAAGCATCACGAACGCTGTAGCTAATGAACGTGGTGATATGAGTAATCAGATGGGTGCTGAACAACAGGCACTCAACCAAGAATACGTTTTAGGCCAAGTAGACAAGGTGCTGGAAAAGAACCCGTCATGGGCTAACCCTGATGAGTTTAAGAAAGCACTCGGCAAGATGACTGACTTTCTAGGATCAGCGTACGGATTTAGCCAACAAGAGTTTGCCAATATCCAAGATGCTCGTCTGCTAGAAGTTGTGAAAGACGCTATGGCGTACAGATCGAGTAAAGAGTCAGCCAAAACCAAGATGGCGGTAAAGGTTCCCTCTTACCAAAAGAGTACCGGAAAGTCATCGAAAACAGTAAGCAAGCTCCAACAACTGACACAGCAAGCTCATAACGCAAAAGGTTATAGCAAACGTGCCGCTGAAACAGATGCCGTAGCAATGTTGCTCGGTGGATTATAAATTAATTTAAGGGTATCGAAATGAGTACAGCAAATTTAGACGCAGCAACGCTTAAGGGCGTAGTTCGTGGCGGTTTAATCCGTGAGGATGTCATGAATGCCATCTGGGATATATCTAAAATCCCATTGCCATTCACTGACGCAGTAGGTTCTGAAACATCTAAGAACCCGTATAAAGAATGGACTACTGATGCACTAGCTGCACCTAACCTAACCAACGCAGTAATTGACGGCTCTGATGCGTCAGGTAACAACACAGTTCTTGGCTTAAGAGTCGGCAACCATCACCAAATCTCTACTAAAGTGGTTCGTACTTCTTTTAGAGCTGATGAGTCTGACGTAATTGGTCGCACTAAAGAATTGTCGTATCAAATGATGCGTAGACAGCAAGAGCTAAGACGCGATGTTGAAGCGATTGTACTGACTAACCAAGCCTCATTTGCTGATACTGGCTCTGCGGCTGGTAAGGCTGGTGGTTTACCGACTTGGCTGACTACTAACTTTAGTGCTGGTGCAACTGGCGCTGTTGGTGGTTTTCAGTCTAGTGGTGTAACTGCATTGCGTACTTACGGTACTGCTCGCGCGCTGACTGAAACATTGGTTCGTGACGCTGTTCAGTCTGTTTATACACAAGGTGGCGATCCATCAATCATGATGTCAGTACCGGGCGTTATTCGTAAGTTCAGCGAGTATTTATTTACCTCATCTGCCAGAGTCGCAACGCTAATGTCAGATCAAGGAAAAGATGCTTCTGCTGCAACTGCGTTAGGTTCTGTCAACGTATTTGTGACTGACTTTGGTACGTTGAAGTTAGTGCCTAACCGTTTGCAAACTCCTTACACAGGAACTGCTGGTTCAACAACAGGTGTCTATGCGTCAACTGGCCCATCTGCTGACGTGTTTATTATTGATCCTTCTTACTTAGCCATGACGTACATGAAAGGCTACCGTACTGAAGAATTGGCTAAAACTGGTTTGGCTGAGAATCGTCAAATGTCGGTTGATTGGTCTTTGATTTGTAATACTGAAAAATCTCACGCAATCATTGGTGATATTACTATTGCATCTGCTGTAACTGCATAATCTGACGGCCCATCTTAACGGGTGGGCCATCTTTACGAGGAATTAAAATGGCCGAAGAAAAAGTAGTAAAAGCAAAAACAGTTAAGGTGAAGAATATCTGGGAATCACCCATCAATTTTGAGACTTGCACACTAGCACCAGGCGAAGAGGGAGTAATCTCAATCGCTGAAGCAGAAGCACTCTCAGCCTACGTTAAAAAGGTATAAAGATGGATAGCGTCATCAAGAGTGAGATGCACTACGACAATCACAGTAACACGCTGACGCATATCACCTCACAGCCTACTGAGAAGCTCATCCTTGCCAGAAATGCACAGATGCGTAATAACCCTGGCATATTACATGACTTGGGCGCACAGAGTGGCGAGTCATTCGGAAGGATGGTGGCAACAATACCGTTCATCATGTTCGAGAAAGCTATCAGGGATGGCTTCGATTTGAACTGCCCTGACAGCAAGATTGCAGGGAAAGAGATGAACCGTTTCCTCCAGTCATCGGACGGAAAGATGTGCCTAGTGCAAGGTAAAAGCTGATGCGTAAATTCTTAGACTTCTCAAGGAACGTCTGGGCAGGAACAAAGAACCCTGACGGTGGACGCTTAGGGCTGAAAGGACTCGGCAAGACGCAGATAGTCACGCCACAGCTCATTGGCTTAACACTCGCACAAGCCACCAATGCACTCGTATCGGCTGGCTTAGTATTAGGCACAGTAACGCTAACTGTAGGCCCAGTGACAGCCCAAAGCACAGCGGTTTATACCAAGGTCAATCGTGGCACTGTCATCAACATCACTCTAACGTCTTAAGGAGCAAACATGGCAACTTCTGTCTACACAAAATATACCGCTGGCGTTGAGTCATTGCTTGAAGGTACTAACTCTGGAACTGACGTTTGGAAAGTAGCGCTATCAAACACCATCAATATTGCTGACACTACATTTACACCTGGCACGTCAGATTTACCAACTGCCGGAGGTTATACCGCTGGTGGTAATACATGCGCCACTACATCATCTTCACAGACGGCTGGATTGTTTAAGCTTGTTCTAGCGAGTCCTGCAACATGGACTGCCAGTACAGTTGGTTTTACCTATCGTTATGCCATTCTTTACAACTCAACACTAAACGTACCAATTGGCTCATGGGATTACGGATCAAGCCAGATTGTTACTGCTGGAGAGACAGTACAGATTGTGTTAGATGCCACTAATGGCGTTTTCCAAGTCAGTTAAGGAACTTAAATGGCACTCGTATTACTTGATAGGGCAAAAGAAACGACTAACGTAACAGGAACTGGGCCAGTAGTATTACTAGGTGCAGTTGCTGGTTATCAGTCATTGGCTGGGATAGGAAATGGCAATGCCACTTATTATTGTATAGAAGATAAATTTAGTGCTAACTGGGAAGTTACAGTAGGTACATGGTCTACTGGCGGTACAATTACTAGGGCTGCAACACCTTTATCTTCATCTAACGCTGGGGCATTAGTTAACTTTCCAGCTGGTATAAAGGACGTATTTGTTACTTATCCTGCTGAGAAAGGCGTTTGGCTAGACTCTAGTGGCAATGCTATAGGTCTTGGGACTCCTGCTGCATTTGTTGGCACTAATATTACTGGAACTGCTTCAGGCTTAACCGCTGGCAATGTAACCACTAATGCTAATCTTACAGGCGCTATTAGTTCGACTGGCAATGCAACTTCTTTAGGTTCTTTTACTTCAGCGCAATTAGCATCTGCCTTAACAAATGAAACTGGCTCTGGATTGGCTGTATTTGCAACAAGCCCAACACTTTCTACTCCAACTTTAGTTAACGCTAATGCCACCGGAATATTAACAGCAGCCTCGATAGCTAATTTAAGAGGCATGTTTACTAAAGGTAGCTCGACCATTGTATCTTTTGTAACAACGGGTGCATTTGCAGTATCAACACAGACTCAGCTATATCTCGAAGTAAACGGACTAATCCTTGCTATTGCGTCAGGCACAGTCGTAGCAATGCCAAGTGCAGTAACGGGTACGGATTATGCAATATGGGCTGAAACAGCGGGTACATTAACCTGTACTAATAATCACACGACACCGCCTACTGCCAATGCTCGTAAGATTGGTGGCTTCCATTATGCGCCGGGCGGTAATGCAGCCGCTCAATCCGGTGGTAACACTACACCTTATATCAATCAATATTCATTCTGGGATTTGAAGTTTAAACCAGCCTGTCAAGACCCAAGAGGAATGACCTTAGTGGCTGGTAATTTCTGGGCGGATATTTATTTATTAAATACGGATCCCGATGTTAATGGCACGTCTAAGTACAACGTCACTATTGCCGATGGCTCTAGCCCTCCAAAAGTACCGACTAAGTTTGGCGGTAATGGCACAACAGCCTATACCACTCTGACGTGGTGGGAAGCTAACGAAGTCTTGGCGGCTAACGGTAAACGCTCAGCCAGCTATCAAGAATATGCAGCCTTAGCTTTCGGCACAACCGAAGCATCTTCTCTTGGTACAGATCCAGGCTCAACTATCCTGAATGCAGCTTATACCTCACGATGGGGTGTTATGCAGGCAACAGGAGTTATGTGGGTATGGGGCAAAGACTTTGGTGGTGGCGCAGCGGCAGCAGGATGGGTAGCTAATACAACGGGTCGTGGCCAAACCTATCAACTGCCTAACGCTGTCATCTTTGGTGGCTTCTGGGGCCTTGGTGCGCTTGCAGGTTCGCGTTGTTCGAGTTGGTACAACTCTCCTACGAACTCGGACGGCAGCATTGGTGGGCGTGGTGTCGTTGACCACTTGTTACTTGATTAAAGTGGCGAAAGCCACTGGCCTTTAATATGCAACCTATACAACAAGCGGTTGTTAATTATAGTCAGATGGCGATCATCGAGAAGTATGAAACGGTGATTCATTATTTATACCCCATTGCACAATCGTTACCGAGAAAGCATGGGGTAGTTAGGGATATGTTTTTACAGACTTTGTTTAATCAAGCTGAGTTATTTTATATAGCCGGCAAGAGTAATCAAATCAGTAAAATATATGAAGCAGATGCAGGATTAGCGCAGCTGCGGTTTTGGTTACGTTTCTTAGTAATACCGAGTACACGCGGCATAACACCTCACCAGCACCAAGTGGTCTTAATCATGCTTGCGGAGGTGGGGTCTATGCTAGGGTCATGGATTACTAAGCGTAAGGGGCAAAATGGGTAACACGCTGTCATCTTTAGTGGCAACTGGAACAATGGTGCGAATACAGGTTCGCGTTGTTCGAATTGGAACAACTCTCCTACGAACTCGAACAACAACATTGGTGGGCGTGGTGTCGTGACGATATTAGTTCTTTCGCTTTGCAATCGCTACGGCATTGCAGGCCGGCCTTTTATTATATGGTCAGCCATTTTGTCCTGCTTCGGCAAATACATTTCAAGGTCTGGGATGCCCTTAGTAGTTTTTAATGAACCGGGCTACCAGCATGAAATCACATAATAACTTAATTGAAAAAATTACCAGTAAAGAAAATATGTTGCTGGCTTTTGATAGAACCGCATTGGCTAAAAGAATGACTTATGGCTACCTTGAGTTTAAGGAATTTAAGACGTTGAATATTGAGGCGTTGGCAAAAGAGCTTTTAGAGGGTACTTATACTATTGGTGAGTATAAACAG